GGCGACGGCGAGAGGGTGATGGAGTTGTGGAGGCGGTGGGCAGAGTCAACGGAATGTGAGGCCGACAATCGTGCAACGTTTGCCGGCATTCAACGCCTTGTGATGTCGGCGCTCGTCAGTGACGGTGAAGTGTTCGTGCGACGGCGTCCGCGCCGAGTGGTAGACCGGTTGTCCATCCCTCTACAGTTACAAGTCCTAGAGGCGGATTACCTGGCAACCAGCATCAACACCTTGGACTCTGACGCTGGAGGGCCGATCATCCAGGGAATTGAATTCGACAAGATTGGGCGGCGCGTAGCCTATTGGATGTGGAGTCAGCATCCGGGGAGCGGGCGTAACGTTGAGGCGCCAAAGCGCGTGCCGGCGTCTGAAATACTGCACGTCTACGAAGTGCGCCGCCCCGGACAGTCAAGAGGGTGGAGCTGGTTGGGCGCAGCGATTGTGCCCATCCGCGATCTCGACGATTACGAGAGCGCGGAATTGATGAAGCAGAAAATCGCCGCGTGTTTTGCGGCATTCGTTGTTGATACCGATGGTGTGGGATCGCCGCTTGGTGGGGCAGATGAAAGCGGGGATGAGGGGGTGGAGAAATTTGAACCTGGCATGATCCACCAGCTACCGCCAGGACGTCAGGTGACCATCGCGAACCCGCCCGGATTGACTTCGGATGCGCTCCCGGTTCGGACGCTGCGCAAGGTGGCCTCCGCAATCGGCATTACTTACGAGGACCTGACAGGGGACTACTCGCAAGTTAATTTCTCCAGTGCGCGTATGGGTCGGCTGGCTTATCAGGCCAATGTCCACAATTGGCAATACAACTTGCTTATTCCGTTGCTGTGCGTCCCCGTTTGGCGATGGGCGATGGACGCGGCGGTTATCGCTGGTGAGATAGAGGCAGTGCCAGACGTCGAGTGGACCCCGCCCGCGTTGCCGATGGTTGAACCAGACAAGGAGGGTCTTGCTTATCAGCGCCTTATTCGTGTCGGGGCGTTGACTCCGTCTCAAATGATGCGCGAGCAAGGACGCGATCCTGCGCGTCATCTCCGGGAGTACAAGGCGGACATGGACCGGCTGGACGCGCTGAAAATCATTCTCGATTCAGACGCGCGAAATACCACGGCGGTGGGCCAAACGATGAACGCTGTGTGGCTGACGCAGGTGGAGGGGGATCAGAAAAAGTCAAGCGGGTCTTGACGGCGAAAGCGAGCGTCTGTAATACGCATTGGGTGAGCGTAAAACAGACGATCGAGTCAAACCGTCGCGACGCAGACGTCACTTCGGTAGACGTCGAAAAGCGCACGTTCGAAGTCTTGTGGAGTACCGGCGCTCCGGTACTCCGCTCGTCTTATTGGGACGGGCAGTTTTACGAAGAGCTTTCGATGGAGCCGGACGCAGTTGACCTGGAGCGGCTGAACAGCGGTCGAGCGCCGTTTCTGTGGAACCATGACGGGTGGAGTGCCACAACTGTCCTTGGCGTTGTTGAGGCGGGTTCAGCGCGAATCGAAAACGGGCAAGGGTTCGCGCGTATCCGGTACGCGCCGCGTGGCATGGACGAAGTCGCGGATCTGATCTTCGACAAAATCAGCGCGCACATCATCCGAAACGTGTCCGTCGGATACCAGACGTACAAGACGGAAAAAATCGAGGGTACGGAGAACAAAATCCCAACTCTTCGGGCGGTGGCTTGGGCGCCCTACGAGATCAGCGCGGTGTCTATGGGCGCCGACGCAGACGCGGCCATTCGGTCGATGTTCGCAAAACAAGGACGACAAATGGAAAATGTGAAGCCGTCAGACTCCAAGGCCAGCGTGCCGGACGCGCCTGTGTTGGATTCCAAGGCCATTGCGGCGGACGCCGTGCGCGTCGAGCGGGAGCGCGTGGCGGCGATCAACAATGCCGTGCGCGCCGCCAAATTGCCGTCGGCGGTTGGCGAGAAGCTGATTGCCGACGGAGTGTCTGCCAACAAGGCGAGGGCGCAGATACTTGAGGCCCTTGCCGAGCGCACGGATGCGGAGAACGTGGGAAACTCGCCCATCGTGGTTGGTGAGACGGACCGCGAGAAGTGGCTCCGGGGGGCGACCGCAGCGATGGTGTTCCGCTCGGGCTTGTTGCGAGACACCAAGCGGCTGGCTGAGCATCCCTCGCTCGCGGTCCGAGCAGCGTTCAAAGACGCGGACACCGGGGAAGCGTTTCGGAACTATTCGCTTCTGGACCTTGCGCGGGAAGCGCTGGAACGCGCGGACTCGTCTGCTCGAAGCGCAGGGAAGCTCAGTGCAAGCGATCTGTTGAAGCGGGTGTCTGGGGGAGCGGTCATTACCGACTTTCCCGTGTTGCTCGAGAACGTCATGTACAAGATGATGCTTGGCGCGTATGCGCTCCAAGCTGACACATGGCGACGCTTCTGCAAAACGGACACGGTCTCGGACTTTCGTCCGTCCAATCGCTACCGTGTCGGTAGCTTCGGACCGCTCGACGCGATCACGGAGGACGGGGAGTACAAGTCCAAGTCCATCCCTGACGGGCAGAAGTTCACCGTCAACGTCAAAACGTACGGGAATATCATCGGTATTTCCCGGCAGACGTTGATCAACGATGACTTGGGCGCGGTAGCGGATACCGCGTCGAAGTTTGGCCGTGCCGCTGCGTTGTCGATCGAAGTGGCGGTATACGCCCTCCTCAACCAAAACCTTGGGCTTGGGCCATCAATTACGGTGGGCGGTCGGACTGCGCCGCTGTTTGACGCTACCGCGTGGAAAAACGTCTCCACAGGGTCCGCGATCTCCATGGCGGGAATTGAGGCGGATCGGGTGTTGCTCGCGCAGCAGACAGACTGGAGCGGTAACGAGTTTCTCAACTTGCGTCCTGCGGTGATGTTGGTGCCGCTTGGGCTCGAGGGTGAGGCGAACGCGATCAATCGAGCGAAGTTTGACCCGACTGCGGCCAGCGCGCTCGAGCGACCCAACATTGTGGGCGGCCTTTTCCGAGAGGTCATCGGGTCCCCGCGTTTGTCCGGGACGCGGCGGTACTTGTTTGTGGATCCGGGTGAAGCGCCGGCGCTCGTCGTCACGTTTCTCAACGGGGTTGAAGCCCCGTACATGGAAAACCGGATGGGGTTTGCGGTGGACGGGATCGAGTGGAAAGCACGGCTTGACTTCAACGCCTCGGCGGTCGACCCGAAGGGGGCGGTAACCAACGCCGGCGTGTAGACGAATGATCGGACCTCCGAACCGGGTTCGGGGTTCCATTTGATTTGTTTACCAGGAGGAACCATGGCGGCGCGATTTACTGACGCGTATGTGCAACCGGGCGAGACGCTGGATCTACCGGCGCCGTACGACCGGAAGGGTGGCGAAGGTGCGCTGATCGGGAACCTGTTCGGAGTTGCGACGGTGAACGTCGCGGCGAGCAGTACGATTGCGTTTGCGGTTGAAGGCGTGTTTCGCCTCGACAAGACAGCGAGCCAGACGTTCGCGGTTGGCGCGAACGTCTACTGGGATAACACCGCGAAGTCGGTGACTGCGGTGACCACAGGAAACACGCGCATCGGTGTTGCTGCGGTTGCGGCGGCATCGAACGACGCGCAAGCAGTTGTTCGGCTCAACGGAGCCGGCGCACCCACCGGGGCGTAAGATGGGGTTCGTTGCGGAGCTTGCGCGAGCGGATGACTTGGTGCGCGCTCGCACCGGTGAAGCGTTGGCGTACACGTCAGGTGCTGGGGTGGTGTTGCAGGTCGTTGGCGTGTTTGACCTGCAACACCGGGTGGTAGACCTTGGACAAGCTGGTGTAGATGGTTATGCGCCGGCGGCATTCGTTGGAGTTGCCGGGTTACCGAGTGACCCGGTGACTGACGAGCGCGCGACGGTAACCGCTCGGGGCGTCCGGTACGCGATCCATGAGGTCCGTAAAACCGGAGATCAAGCGTTACTGCTATTGCACCGAGCGGAGCCGTAATGCACGAGCGCCGACAGATTCGCGACGCGATGATCGCGGCGCTAAAGGGGCGAACGGTAGCGGGCGAGCATGTCAGTGCGACCCGGTTGTCTCCTCAACGTGCAGCGCTCATACCAGCCGTCTGCGTTTACGCCATCGATGAGGTGGCGGATGGAGTTGTTGGCAATACATTACGGCGCATCGTCACCATGGCTGTGGACGCGTGGGTGCAAACGACTGCGCCGGAGGGGATTGACGATGCGCTTGACGACATCGCCTTGGAAGTAGAAACGGCATTAGACGCGCAACCCACGCTCGGGTTGGACTTTGTCTTTCGGACTCTTCGCTTGGAGAGTACGGATTTCGGAATGAAGCTTGAGACGGACCGTCCGCAGGGGTGCGTCCAACTGAAATTCAGTGTCGTGTACCAAACGGACCCGAGAGGTCCCGCGCCGACTGACGAATTTCTGCGCGGCAACGCGAAGCACGGTGCTGCGGTTGAGAGCACCTTCAACGTGAGGGGAACATGAAGGTCGTGAAGGCAAGACCCGCCAAGCCGGAGTTAAAAATACGGGTGCCGGAGACCATGCTCCATCTACCTCCTGAGGGGGCCATGGTGGAATTGAGCAGCTACTGGATCCGGCTCGCCGAAGCAGGAGACGTCGTCTTCGAGGAGGTGCAATAATGGTGACGTTCAATTCGGTGCCTGACAATCTGCGGGTGCCGTTTGTTGCCGTTGAGTTCGACAACACCCGGGCGAGTGAGGGAGCGGCACTGCTCAATTACCGAGTGCTTTTGATCGGGCAGAAGACGGCCAGCGGGACCAGCGGGGCGAACACGCTTGCGTTGGTTACGGGCGCCGATCAAGTGGCGGCGCTTGCAGGGCGCGGGTCGATGCTGCACCGGATGGCGCTGGCATTTTTTGCCGAGAACCAACAGACCGAGGTCTGGATTGGCGTGCTGGCCGATGACGCCGCAGCGGTTGCCGCAACCGCGACGGTGACATTTACGGGCACCGTGACCGCAAACGGCAGTCTCGCGTTGTACGTCGGTGGGAATCTGGTTCGGGTCGCTGTGACGAGCGGCATGACAGCGGCCCAAGTCGCCACGGCGTCCGTGGCCGCAGTGACCGCGTTGGTTGACCTCCCGGTAACGGCGAGTGCTGCAAGCGCGGTGGTCACGTTCACCGCACGGAACAAAGGGATGGCGGGCAACGAGATCGACCTGCGAATGAATTACCGGTCTGACAGCGAAGTGACGCCATCCGGGTTGTCGGTCGCGTTGGCCGGGTTCGCGAGCGGAGCCGCGAACCCAGTGTTGTCTTCGTTGATCGCAGCGATGGGGGACACCTGGTTTCATGTGATTGCCCACCCTTACACGGACGCAACGTCGCTCACCGCGATTGAGGCGGAGTTGACTTCACGGTTTGGCCCGATGCGGATGGTAGACGGGGTGTCTATAACCGCCAAGGCTGACACGTTTGCCAACGTCGCGACGCTGGGGAATAGCAGGAATCATCAATCGCAGATCATCCTGCGGACGAACAACAGTCCAACGCCACCTTGTGAGTATGCAGCGAGCGTCGCGGGAGTCGTCGCGTTGTCCGCACAGGTGGACCCGGCACGCCCGTTCCAGACGCTGGAACTCTCGTGGGTCAAGGCTCCAGCGATTGGAGACCTGGACACGATCCAGATGCGCAACATCCTGCTCTTCGACGGGATCAGCGTCACACGCGTTGGATCCGGGGGCGGGGTGGTGGTTGATCGGTTGATCACCACGTACAAGACGAACGCGCTCGGAACAGCGGATGCTTCGTATCTGAGCGCGGAAACCATGTTCACGCTCATGTATTTGCGTTACAGCTTTCGGGCGCAAATACAGAACCGGTATCCTCGGCACAAACTGGCTGGCGACAACGCCAGACCCATTGCGGGGCAAGCCATCATGACGCCCTCGCTGGGGAGAGCCGAAGCGGTTTCTTGGTTTGGCAACATGGAGGCGCTCGGCTTGGTGGAGCGGTTGGATCAATTCAAGGCGAATCTGGTGGTTGAACGCGACCCGTCGGACGCGAACCGGCTGAACTTCTTGCTTCCGCCAAACCTCATCAATCAGCTTGTGGTGGTTGCAGCAAAAATCCAGTTTCAAATCTAAAGGAGGCGGCTTGTGTCAGTGAGGCGAGGTGGTGTGATACAGGTGCGCGTGAACGGCGTTCTTCTGGACGCCAAGGGCAATTTCACGGTCGGCCTTGGTACGCCGAAACGAGAGACGATCATGGGAGCGGATCGCCCCCATGGGTACAAAGAGATGCCGCAAGCCCCATACCTTGAGGGCGAGATCACGGACAGCTCCTCGTTGGATCTGGCCTCGTTTCTTCAGACGACG